CTAATGTAAGAGGAATTGTATTAGATTCTACAAAACTTAATGAAAGCATTCGCCAAAAAGCAGTATCTAATAATAGTCTTGTAGGATATCGTGTAATCTTTATGGATGATTCCAATGAAAGACGTAATGAGTACCGTATCATTACATCTAATAATAAATGCGAACCACTTGTACAAGTTCCTAATACCTCCAGTGATAAAAGTTACTCTTATCGTTATAATGAAAGTTCAAGCCTTGTGTTTTTAACTTTATCACCATCAAGTGCACCAAGTTTTAAATCAAATGCAACTCCTTTTATAGGAAAACCAACTCAGGAGATTATATTAGTAAATACGTTTTTTGAACCTATTGCGTTAGAGATTGAAATGGTTGAACATGATATGGATACAATATCAATGATGATAGAGAACTCTCAATTAAGAGACCTTGATAATGGTCTTGTATCAACATTTAATCAAAATAACGAGATATATCATCAAGCAGAACATTTCACTCTTAAAGACCAATATACAGGTAAACCTGTTTACGAAGTTAAACATAAGAGAGAAAATAATATTGATTTTACTCAAACAATAAACGATAAAATATCTTAAAGATGGGTTACATAAAGAGTCATTCTAATTACGTTTTGAAAACACGGCACCAATTGGTAAATGATGGTGTCGTGAATGAAAGAGATATAACGACTATAGGCGGATTAAATCAATTCGCTAAAGGTCAAACACCCATTTATAAGAGTGGTAACTTTATTATTACTGTTAATGATGACAACACAACTACACGTACTGTAGAGAATGGAAAATGGGTTAGTAATTCAGATGGAGAAATATGGACATTAAATAATGTTAAGAACATTGCTAATAAATCTCATGTAGATAGTTCTCCAGAAAACATGATAGTTTTAAAGCAAGATTTCTATGATTTGAGAGAATTTGCTTATTATGGGTCTTGTTCAGAATTAATACGCACATCATTAATTGATATTTTAAAACGTTTTCCTGGTGAATTATTTGCACCAAGTAGAAAAGGTTATACAAATGATGAAGCACCTATTGTCGGTATTAAGGTAAACTATTATGACGAAAATGTACAGAACGATGGTTCTCCCTTACAACTTAAATTAGGAGAGAAACTTGCTGTTAATTACAATAACCAAGTTGAATATGATTTGGAAATACTTGATACCGACCCTAATAGTCCAGAGTATAACAAGACTTATCATACAAATTCATTTAGTAGAACAAGACTAACAGAGTATGACTATAACGATAATGGTGAACCTAATACTCAAGAGTTTATTGATGCTAATTGTGAATACAAAGAAATAATTGGAGCGACCCCATTGTACGATGGAGAAGGACTTTTCTTACTTGATAATCCTTTTAATATCAATATACATTCTACATTTATTAGTAATGAAGAAATAAAAAATCCTCTTAAATATTTTTGTAATGGTGGTGCATCGAATTATGAATTAGTTATTGGTGATTATAATTCTACAAAAGAAATAGATTCAGTAGTAAGTGAAGTTACAGAAGATTCAATAATAGGTGCATGTCATGGTGATAAATTAGGGGATGTTATTATTACGTTTGAAGGTGGTATTAAGTTAACAGTACAAGTATATTTAGGTAATAATGATGAAATTTATTATATGCTTGATAAAGAAAACTTTTTACTAATGGCGGAAAATGATTATCATATACGTCCAAAGAAAGAATGGTTTAACAAGTTTTATAATGAATGTGATTCTTTTGAGAAAATTCTCATAAATCCTAATAGTACACCAAAATATACAGCTTCTTTTCAGATAATTAAAGAAAATGACTTTGGATATTATACTGAGGTAGAATCATTTACATTTCCAACAACTTACGGTGGATATAATATAATTGGTATGACATCATTGTATGATGATTACACATCTCGTTTAGCTGATATTGCTGCTTTCTATGACGAGCGTTTTTGTGATAATCTATATCGTTCAATGACCCATGAGGCTATTAAAAATTTTGATTGGACAAATTCTTCAGATGCAGATGATAATGAAGATAGAAACGGTAATAAATTATCTAAAGTTCTTAGAATTATCTCAAGGGAGTTTGATGAAATAAAATCCTATATTGATTCTATACATAATATAAATTCTGTAACCTATGACCAAATTTCAAATATACCCGATTATTTCCTCTCTGACGTGTTAGAATTGGACGGGTGGGATGTTAATAGTATAAAGCCATTTAAACTGTCTGAGTACGAAATAAAGAACGGTAAAAAGACTTTATTGCCATCAACTACTAATAACGAATCAGCTGAAAAGTTTAATCATTCTAATAACAATGTTCCTATAGAAAGAGTTTTTAGTCATGACGAAGAACTTTTAGTAAATGCTTATGGTAGTTATAAAAATTCTACTAAGAATGGATATGCATTGTTGTGTACAAAAGATGGTTGGGTAAGAGATTGTAAGAATCCTAATAATATCCATAGAGATGCTTTTATTAGAGATTATAGAGATGATAGAAAATACTCAATGGATGAACTTAATAACGAGTTCATGCGTCGCTTGAAAATAAATTCTAAGCATATCTTAAGGCATAAGGGTACTGTTCAAGGTGTTGAAATGTTATTAAGCCTATTTGGATTAAGAAGTAAGAACTGGTACGATAAAACTCTCTTATTTGAAAAT